CCAGAGTCAGAATCCGGCACAGAATCAGAGGAGAAATTAGAAGAAGATATACCTTGATTATTTGGCACGCGCTCTCATTTTTCTCCTTTTTCTCTGCAATCGGCGCGTTCTTTTCTTTTTCCACTTCCATCGCATTGAAGCCGTTGCTTTTTTGAATCTACATCCATGGGACATAATTATATATGTTAAAGATAAAAACTCTTTATATAGTAATGGAATGGTTAACATGTTTATTTACCAATGAAGTGGAAAAAAATAAAGAGATCCCCAACACTCCTCCTAGCAGAGCTGTATTTTATAAAGAAATCAATGAGTGTTCAAATGATGGATGTATGCTTGAATTTACTGCATTGAGACCGGTTATCAAAAAGGCTAAAATTGCTTCTCGAAATTATTCATTTTGCTGTGAATATTGTTATGAAGAGTGGCTTAGTTTAAGTTCATTTAGATATTAGTAAGGATTTTGATAATTTTACATTAGTATTATATAATGATAGCTACTGCATTGTATATTACTATATATGCCATACTGTTCTCTCTGTTAGAAATTGAGGCAGAGGGAAAGCACGGTTGGGCGAAAAAATTACCCACTGTACCGGCACTATTTACCATGACTACATATCATGTAATAATGAATATTATGGTTATATTTACACTTATTTATAGCCTATATCCCAATAATATTTTTACAATAATATTTTTCATAGTCGCCTGGTTTTTAATAGAAGACACAATGTGGTTCATGTTAAACCCTCATTATACGATTCACGAATATAAAAGAGAAAATATTTGGTGGTTGGATAGTCAAAATTGGTATATGGGAATGCCCTTACAGAACTATATTGGACTAGCTATGATGACAGTATCTGCATATTTGAGTGGTTCAAAAAAACTAATCTATTCCGGAATAACAATGGCAGTTACAATAGGTCTTATTTTGTATTTAGCACCATATTATCACGATTATTACATTAGTACTCACGGAGATTTTTTTGAAGGGCGGGTAAAATCAACTTAAATTGAATTTAAAACTATTTTATTATTACTCATAATAATATAATGGAAACGAATGTTTATACAGATGGCGCTTGTTCCAATAATGGACAACGAGGTGCAAAAGCTGGTTTAGGTGTTTATTTTGGCATAGATGATCCTAGAAATTGTGCACAAAGAATCGAAGGGAAACAAACAAATAATACAGCAGAATTGAAAGCTATTATAAAGGCTGCCGAAATCCTATATCGTGAAATACTAGCTGGATTTCAAGTTAATATTTACTCTGATTCCGCATACGCGATAAGATGTTGTACAACTTATGGAGAAAAAATGGAAAAGGCATGTTGGATAAAGAAAAAACCCATTCCTAATGTAGATCTTGTAAAAAAAGCATACTATATTTTCAAAGATAAAGAAAATGTAGAATTTCATTATATTGCTGCTCACACGGGGAAGACTGATGAACATAGTTTAGGAAATGAAGGTGCTGATAAATTAGCAAATTTGGCTATTGGACAAACGGAATGTCAATATGCAAAAAAACCTAAGAAAATTTATCTTAAAGTTCCTTTTGAAGAAAAAGACAAGGGGAAGAAACTGGGAACAAAATGGGATCCGAAGAAAAAGAAATGGTATATTCTCTCCAGTATGGATGAAACAAAGAAAGAAATGATATTAAATCTATGGGGATAAGATATAAATAATGCTTGATGATTTATTAATTGGAGGTATGGCAGGAGTGATTTCAAGAACAGCTACTGCTCCATTAGAGTTATATAAAATTCAACGTCAAAATCAATATCTTAAAGAAGCATCCATTAAAACAGTTCTAAAAAAAGAAGGCCTTCGATATTTATGGAAGGGTAATATGACAAATTGCTTACGTGTATTTCCTCAAATAGCTACAAATTTTACCGCCTTCGAAAATTGTAAAAAACATATTTTTAATAATATTGAAGATGAAAAATTAAAAAATTTTTATTCGGGAGGTGTAGCTGGAGTCTTTTCGATGACTACCATATATCCACTTGAAACTATACGTACCAGATTGTCTTTGCAAATGAATAAATCTCATTATTCGAGTCCTTTTCAAGCTGCAAAACAAATAAAACTAAATGAAATGTATAAGGGATTGGGAATCAGTATACTAGGGTTTGGACCTTTTAGTGCTTTAAATTTCATGTTTTATTATCAATATAAAGATTTTCTTGAGGGTCGCAATTTTTCACCAACAAGTACAAAATTATTATCCGGCGGATTTGCTGGCATGAGCGCTTTGACATTTACCTATCCAACTGATATGCTTAGAAAACATTTTCAAATGGCTGGATTTAGTCAAGATGTTCCCAAGTATGATGGTATAATTGATGGATTTAGATGTGTTATCAAAAAAGATGGATTTTTTGGATTATATAGAGGATTATTAGCTTCATATATACGACTTTTTCCTTGCTTAGCCGTGCAATTCTGGTGTTTAGAGAAAGGTAAAGAAATACTTGGAAAGAATTAGACGCTTATTAATATATAAATATTTTAGATTTAGAATATATATATGTCTGGAATTTTCAATCTTGATATTGATTCTTATAATATAAATGAGTTGAAAAATATACTTAATTTGCAAGATCCGTTTACACTAGAAGATATTATAAATAATGAAAACCTTTTACGAGAGAAATTGCTGATGGACGATAGTATTTCAAAAGAAAAACGAAAAGATATTATTAAATTTTTAGATGGTGTTAAACAGAAATTAATGACTGAAACCAAAAAGAGAGAATTTAAATACGGTAATGGAGAGTATCTATTGAATGAAGAGCATGCTGTTATGGCAAGACCCGGAGGTAGCGTATCTAGTCATATAAATCCGGTACCCCGCGATGAAACAACGGTTGAAGGGACTTCAAAGCATACAATTCATAGATTACTTTGCTTAGATTCTCGTTTTAGAAATAACTATTATACCACGCTAAGTACAAATTATCAAGTAACTTTGCCAACAACAATCAAAAATGTTATATCCATGGAACTTTCTGCTTTAGAATTTCCCAGTACATATTTTCAAATCAGCAAATCATTAGGAAATAACTACTTTTGGATTGGATGGACAAATCCTCGGGCGCAAATTATAACGGGGGGTGGTCAGGCACCTGTCGGAACGCCCAAACTTCTGTGGTATTATATTAGTATACCAGATGGAAACTATAAGAGATTGGAAATCCAAGATGCTATTAATGAGCAAATAATGATAGCGGTTCAAAATAATTATCCCACTCCTCCTAGTACGGATCCATCAGGATCTGATGCACGACCAGTATGTATAATAGATGAACACACTACAAAAACAGTATTTACAATACAAAACGGTAATGGGACGACTGCTGCCACAATTGACGCTTCAGGAAATGGTGGTGGTGGTATTATCTCAACACCATCCCAACCGCCGTGGACACCATTATTATATGTTTATTTTAATAGAACTTCGGGTACAAATAATGCAGGTGCTACTCCGTATGGCCCTCCTGGAGGGTTGATTGGCGGTGGCATTTCCGAACCTCCTTCTGTAGATTTAGCTGGGGATAATGGCATTGTCCAAAATCTGGGATGGATATTAGGGTTTCGTTTAGGTGAATATAATGGATCACATTCTTATGTATCAGAAGGTTGTTATGATGCTTGGGGAACAAAATATATTTATATTGTTGTAAATGATTTCAATAAAAATGTTAATAATTTTGTGGTAACCGCCTACAATGAATCTATAGGAAAATCAAATGTTCTAGCCAGAATTTCGACTGATTCAGCAACATCAAGTGATTTTAATAATGGATTGTCTCTCACAAATGATACTGTTACTCAAAACAATGCAATTAAAAAACGATTTTATTTTGGTCCGGTGGATGTATCAAGATTACAGTTGCAGATCTTAGATGAGTTTGGTCGAATTTTAGATTTGAATAATATGGACTATTCCATGGCATTAAATCTTGTTTGTTTATATGATTAATTAAATATAATTATAAATTATATGAACTGTTTTAATAATAATAGACCCAAATTAAGTTCTAGTGAAAGAACACGAAATAAAAAAGCACAGGCTATTTTTAAAGCAAATGTTAGTGATTATCAGTCGAGGTCAAAAGCTTTGAGAGGAGGACCCTGTAATTTACAAAAATGTAATAATTTTAACGGAAAAGTTGGATTTTATAGAGGCGGGGGTTTAAGAAATGTTAGAAGTTATGATAAATTTTTGAGTTTAAATCGCGGAAGTGCTTTATGCGTAGATGGCGCTTATAAAAATTGCGGACCCAATATTGATAACTCTAATAATTCTGTAATACGAAGGGGGTTAGATTCTTGTAGTAAAAGGGGCGAAACAGCTAATAAAGTTAAAATTACCACAGGTAGAGACAGTGTTTACAATAGATTTTCAGGTGTTACATTTATTACTGAATTTGCATTCCGTGGATTCCCTACAAGTATATATTGGAAAAGTCCATATATTGATTCATCATGCAATTCAACAAATTCAACACCCTACTTACCATTAAAATATTCCGATGATGATTGTACCGCTGTTTGTAATAATAATGTTATTGTAACAGATCCTTGTAATAATTTATTTGGCTCCAATTTTTGCCCAACAGATATGGCAAATCTAACTCAAGGTCCTAATAAATATTTAGCTTTTGTTGCTGCCACAAAATATGTAAAAGCAGAAGGCTTATTATTTAAATCCAATGGAATGCCGATAAAGTGCGAAGATCAAACTGTAACAGTTGGAGATTTGGTTATTTCGGGATTATTTTCGGCTGCAGATATTTGCCATACTTACCAGTATCGTCCAGAACTATGGTATAGTTTTCAATGGTTTACGGGTTTGGGTATAGTTGAAAAAATTTGCTGTGGAAGAGGTCCGAATGGTGAAAAAAATTGGTGGACATTTTTTATAAAAATCTTATACGGTGTTTTTCCGCCACCACAAACATTGCCCGTGGAGACATTATTATCAACTACCGGAGATCCAGCACTGACAGTAAATGATTTTGAATTTGGAGAGAATGCTGCAGGAGGGACTCTACTTACAACCGGGGGAATCTTTGAAAAGGGTCAGCTACCAGCTTGCACAACGCTCCCCAACCTTGGACAGTATGATAACTGGGGAAAAAACCCTTATGGAGGAGGATTGGGATTTTTTACTCAAGAAAATTCAGACCATATTTTTAAACCAGGCGGGATTGATATTATTGCCATGATGGGATGGAGTGGAGAGTGGTCAACTGTACAAGCAACATCATCTTCATCGGCTATTAATAGATTCAAAAAACAACCTTTAACAATAATGGAAGGGTCTGGTCTACCATGTAAACGCAATTTGATGTTTGGAAATAACACGGAACAAAACTATTTAGTTAGTTACGATCCTGCAAATAAGAATGTTCGGTTTAATGTTAATCCAAAACTATATACGGACTTTAATCTTTAATTATATAAATGGGAGGAGGCATTTTACCTGTTGCGTTTAGAAATAATCATCCATATTTTTTATTTTCAAGAGAAGCCCTAATTGCAAGAAAAGACGCCGGTAAATGGAGTGATTTCGGAGGATCTAAAGAAAAGAACGAGTCGCATCGTGAAACGGCACTTCGCGAAGGTTGGGAAGAAAGCAACGGAATTTTAGGGACAAAATCGAATATAAGAAATTTAATGAAAAATAATCTTTGTGCCGTAATTAAAGGAAATGGATATCATACTTTTATCGTAGAGGTAAAATATGATAAAAATATAGAAGAATCTTTCAAAAATGATTTCAAAGAAATGTATAAAAATGATCCAAATAAAGTAAAGAGTCATAATGGGTTATATGAAAAAGACAGAGTTAAATGGATTCCATTAAGAGATTTAAAAAAGA